ACATCCGTACTCATAGATAACTTTTTGCTATTTCAAACAGTGATTTTGATAATTCGTCTTTATAGCTTAATGCTGTTAATGCAGCACATTGATAGACAATAGGCGCGCGCAGTTTCTTGCATATGAGAATACTTTCGTTTTCTGTTTTTGGCAATGGAAGATATTTTGCTTTCAATATCACCGCACTTGTACCGGGTGCGATTGAAAAAAACTCAAGTACTCTCCCTGATGTTCCCGTTGTTATTGCACATATCGGTTTGTCTGTTCCTCCCCTTATTCCCAAAAATCTGCTTTTCTGCATGAAATAGGCAGGATCGGTATCCGCGATTGGCGTGATTACGGGTCGGCTCCATGTTTGCAACTGAAAAATTACAAGTCTCATGAAATCGTCCGGTAACAGGATGTATCCGCTCCCGTCTTGAAGCGTTACGGGTGATCCGGGTATAGCAATGCCGTCGTCGAGCATGTCACTTGGCGCCGCTTCATGAACCGCTCTTACGGCGTCAGTAATTCTTGCCTCGATAAGTTCGTCGAGTTCGAGTTGCGACACGTCGTCGCTTAGTATTGGATCGGTTTGTATGTTCTCGTTCAATACTATTTTTACGTCTCTAACCAAATCGCTTATTGAAACACTTTGCATATGTCAAATGGTAATGTTTGGAAATTCTATTTTCATCTCATTGGCGTATTTGAGTATTGAAGCAGGCGTTCTTAGTTTCTGAATGATCACTCCTTTTTGTCGCAATATCTCTCTTGCTTCAGATATCGTTTTTACGTCGTCAAAGATTTCCTCCTCATCCTCGTCCGGGTGGTCTGCCTCAACTTTTGGAATAATATCCACCGGTTCTTTGTCTTTTCCGTACAGATAAAAATCCCTTCCGTACCATGCGTGTGATCTCAACAGTTCTGCTGTTTCTTTGTCATCCGTGAGATAATAGCCTCCCTTATCGCTTCTGTTGATAAATTCAATAGTCTTTGTGCCAATCTTTGTTTGTATCTTAATTACAAGTGTGTTATGTTTTGATCTAAATTCGAACATGTTTTTTTAAATTAAAAAGCCCCTCCAAACAGAGGGAGAGGCTTTTGGGTTATTGATTTGTGTATGATTATGCACTTGCGAGTTTCAATACGGCATGTGCGTTTTTGTTGGTCAGATAGAGGCAGCTTGTCTCGCTTACTACTACTGCTTTCGTATCGCGTACTGCAAGTTTCTTCATGTCGTATTCGTCACGACTCCAACCTTTAAAGATTTTCTTTGTCATGTATTCCGGATCAATAACGAGTACTTCGTCTTCCATCCCTTCTTTGTCCATCATTTCACAGTACATCACAAGCAATTCTCCAAATTCTGTTTCGAAAGATTTGAATTTCAAATCCCATACTTCAACTGTTGGTCTTACTACTCGCTTGTCTTCCGATTTTATCTTGGATAGTGCAGTCAAGGCTTTCTTACCTGCCAATCCTACCTTGCGTCTGTTTCCTGCTCCTTCGCCGGTAAACAGTTGTTCTGTAATATCTACAAGATCGTCTTCCGTGATCACTGCAGCACCTTTTGTTGCGTCCCACGTACCAAGCTGAATTTTCTTGCCGGTCATCCAATAAATACCGCCTGTAGTATAGGTTAGCTGGCTGTTCTTTACGTTGCGGAATTTCTTTTTTACGCCAACAAGGAACGAGCCTTCCATGCCTATTTTCATGCGTTCTACTCCGGCCAATTCAAGGTCATTGAATCCCCAATCTACTTCTTTCTTGCTCATTGCAGCCCAAGTTGATTCTTCAACCTGCATCATGAACTTCTGGCAGTACTGTGTTTCGGGAGTAGGAACATTGGAGAATATGGATGTTTGTACGTCAAGTTCTGCACCTGCTTTTCCTAATACGGTAACCTTAGTGTCTTTTGCAATTGCAGGATAACCTCCCGACGCTGTTTTGCCATTGATTGGCTGGCATACTCTATAACCTGAACTGTCAATATCAATTACGAGTGCTACAAAGTCAACTCCGGTATCTACCGTCCCATCTTCTTTGTATCCCGTTACTCCGTGAAATCTTATGGTATCATCTACGTCAAGTGCCTTTACATCATATAAATCCAATGCGAATCGATCTGCAGTATCCGATGCTACAATGGCAGTCTTTACTGAACTTACCATAGGTTTGTTTCCTACAGAATAATATTTTACTTCCTGACTGTCTGTACTCGATGTTATCCCGGCCATTCGTGATATCTGATCGATGGGCGTTCTCATCGGACTGATCTTTGTAATTCTCTTATCTACGTCTGCCATGAATAGCTCCGGTGAGGCAGCCTCGCCATCGCGTTTCGTAAATGCTCCGTCGGGAGGTGCTGTGCCTTCCCCTGATCCCTGTAATGTAGCTCCTGCCGTGTCAAGCGGAGCAATTACCGTGTCGGCCATGATAGCTCCACCTCCTACAAGGATGGAAGCTGCGACCATCAATAAATTCAATAAAAATTTAAAATTCTTCATACTTGTTGCTAATTTGGTTGTTATTAATATCGTTTCATTCCTTTATATATGTCTTCTTTTCTTTTGATGGCCTTGTCGTAAGCTGCCATCTTCTTGTTTCCAGGTGCAGGTTCTTGTCCTGATCCTTTTCCTTCTATCATAGGCATTTCGTTCGAAAAACTCTTTTTCTTTGCCTCTATCTTCTCGTTTTTGGCTTTTATGCTTGCTTCCATAGCTGCTTCCTGTACATCATTATCATGATTTAATCCTTTCAGCTTGTTCTCAAGCATTTCCTTGTTTATCTCTCCCATGATTGCCTTGCCTGCATCATCAATAATCGATTTAAAGGCGATGTCTATCTGCTCATCGGAATAGCCTCCTTCATTTTTTAATTCTTCTGCTACCGCAAGAGAGTTCTCGAGATTTTTTTCATAGACGGATTCGAGATCTTTTTCCTTGTTCAGCCGTTCTACGAATTTTGCATTGGCTTCAGCTATGTCTTTCGCATTTTCAGGATTGTCCAAATAGTTTCTGAAATCTTCTCCAAATGTTTCGATCATGGTTAATACGGGATTTTTGTCTCCACGTATTGCACTTATAAACATTCCGGCAAATTGGGGATTAGATTCAAAAAGATTGGTCATCTTATTATCTACATCACGGTATGATGAAAGCTGATTGTCATAGTCTGTGTAGTCGTTGTCAATCGTCTCGAACAGTTCGTCGTCGTTGGCAAACTGCTTGTCTGGATGCTTCGTTTTCAACCGTTGCAGTATTTTTTCTCTTATTGAATTTTGAGTCGCTTCAGGACTTTCTCCTACTGCAATATCCTTATTTTCAATATCTTTTGCCATATTATGTTGTTTAATCCTTGTTTTGCTTTTTTGCGTGTAACAAACATATAGATATTTATCTGTTTTCAATTGCTATTTATTAACTAAGTAAATATATTTGTAACGATATGAATATCCAATAATTATTGAAATAATATGATGTAATGGTTTATATTTCAGAAAGAGATTTGGATTTGCTTAAAGCCTATCGTGAAGTTATAAATGAAATCAGTGTTCCTTTTACGCTCGGGGAAGTTCTTATCCTTACCGTGAAGAAACCTGCGCGTCGTTATTATGCTTCTGTAAGGTATGTGTATAAAGCTATTTGCGATATCAATAAAGGGTTTGATCTTGCTTATCCGAAAACAAGCGAAAAATATCGGCTTGTTTTTGACGTGAAATATAAGGTGGATGAGTTAATGAAAAAAGAAAAAAACATCTTACTCTATGACGCCGTTTGCAAAGTAATGCTTGGCCCTGCTCCTGAATTTTATCTGAAGCCGTCTTCTGCCAAAATCATTATTACTCATATCCGAAAAAAAGTGTTTGAATTGGAAAACAAAAGATTTTTACATGATGTGGAGAAAACTTATTAATCCGTTCGTTTGTGTGTTGCTGGCCATTCTTTATTTTGTGGATATAGGAACAAATGCATTTACGTTCCTGTTTGTCCATGCCAATGTGTTTCATTTGTGTGGTAATATGATTGCGATAACCGTAATAAACGATAACAATTTTTCTGCCAAAAGAAATGCGATCATGTTCATTTCAGGTTATGTAGCATGTGTTTTGTCATATCTGGCGTTTGGAAATAATGTGGTAGGATTCTCGTCTATGATCTTTTATTTATGGGGATTCAGGTTTATTTATGATTGCATTTCATTAACCTCAAAGAGTGTTTTTAAATATTTTGCCGGATTATGTTTCACATTTGCAGTTTCGCTTGTTGTTCCGTCCATAGCTTTCTGGATGCACTTCATACCGTTTATTGCAGGTTCTATCACAGGTTCTGTATTCTTTGTTGTTGATGCGTATAAAAAAGACATGTATGGATGTAAATGATTTACTAAAAGAAAATGATATTAGGGTATCGAACATAGTTAACGAAAAGTTCGATCCTTTTACGGGTGAAGGTGCGCCGCTCAAGCGTAGATTGCTCGAGATTTCGGATTATTATCTGCCACGACAGTATGTCCCGATTGACATGTTCGATGAACCTTTCATCGAAGATATATACAATGCCGGATCAATAGGTGGATATCTTAAAAGTATCGGAGAGAAATATACTACCGATTCACGAAAGATTATTTCGGATTCGATAATAAAGATCAGGATAAAATATGATTTCTTTTATTGGGCTGCTTCACTCGCGAAAATAAAAAATAAATTGGGCGGAAAGAATATACCTTTTATTCTCAACAGGCCTCAACGAAGATTGATCGAAAGGTACGAAAGGCAACGTATGGCCGGAAAACCTATCCGGTTAATTCTTTTAAAAGCGCGACAATGGGGAGGTTCTACGGCAACCCAATTGTATATGGCATGGATTCAGCTTGTTCACATGAGCGGATGGTATTCTGCCATTATTGCGCAGGATAATTCGTCCGCACGTCGCATCAAGGAAATGTATTCCAAACTTCTTAAAGAGTATCCTCCCGAATTGTTGGGAAATACAAAGGATAATAGTCCTCTCGAATTTGGCTCTTATGGTGGTTCAAATAATGATTATATCATAAAACAGAACGGCAAGGTAATACGTGATACTGTTGTGTCCATAGGTTCTGTTGTGTCTCCGGAATCGATACGTTCTGGTGATATTGCCATGATGCATGCTTCTGAAGTTGGTGTGTGGAAAGAAACATCCGAGTGGAATGCCGAGAAAATCATTAGCTCTGTTTCAGGCGCAATACTTGATGTTCCGCTTTCAATGATTGTTTACGAATCAACGGCAAATGGTACGGGTAACTTCTTTCATAACGAATGGTTGAGGGCCAACAAAAAACCTGGCGATCCTGATAAGTCGCAAATGGAACCGTTTTTTGTGGCATGGTACGAAATTGAACAATATGAAAAGGAGTTTGAATCATTGGAAAAGAAAAGGCGTTTTGCCAAATGGATCTTTGATAACAGGGATAATTCTGTGCCGAATACTGCTCCGGATTCAGGTAAATATTATTGGTGGTTGTGGACTAAAGGCGCAACGCTTGAAAATATAAATTGGTATATAGAGAAACGAAGGTCGTTCAATTCTCACGCAGATATGGCCGCAGAATATCCTTCCGATGATATCGAAGCATTCAAACATTCCGGATTAAAAGTATTTGATAATTACAAACTCGAAGAGTTGAGAAGCGGATGTTTCGATCCTGAATTTGTTGGAGATATAACGGCTGATGCTCAATCCGGTAGAGATGCACTTTATAATATCCGAATTGTTGAAAATGAAAGAGGTAATCTAAAGATATGGGAGTTTCCCGATGAGCTTAAGGTTAATAATCGTTATATCGTTATTGTTGACCCGCAGAAAGGGAAATCGCTTGGTGCGGACTATTCATGTATTACCGTTCTCGATCGTTATTGGCTTATGCACGGATCCGGAGAGGTTGTGGTTGCAGAATGGCACGGACATATCGACAAGGATCTTCTCGCCTGGAAATCGGCCCAAATTGCGAAGTATTACGATAATGCCTTGCTTGTCATAGAACGTAATACGTTCGACAATACCAAAGGAAAGGCTATGGATGAGGGAGAATTTATAATTGACCAGATTGCAGATGCTTATGATAATATGTACATATACAGGCCTATGGGTAAGGTTATTGAAAAGGATTCACCTTCTTACGGTTGGTTTACGAATGGAACGACAAAACCTGCCATTGTAAATAGAATGATTGCCGTTATACGTGAGAATGGCTTTGTCGAACGATCGAATGATGCCATAGACGAATTTCTGTTCTACGAACAGAAGGATGACGGGAATTGGGGAGCTATCGAAAAGAAACACGACGAACGTGTGATTACACGCATGATCGGAGTTTTCATTTCGAGGGAACAAATGGAATTTCCGTCGGAATATAAGCCGATTAAGATAAATATTAAAACTGTAAAAGTAAAAATATGATCAAAAAATTTTTTGTATATATCTATGCAAACATAGATTTGTGGCTTGCTATTAATAAAGCGGAAAAGGCCCACAGGGGAGAGTATGTTGTCGGGAATAACAGAGACGGTTCTCCGAGATATTCGGTAAAAGGTGTACGTTACTATGTCATGCCCGACGATAAAAACCGTCTTATTATAATGACAAGAAGTCAAATGCACCGTTTCCGCACATCAAAAAGAATGTCGAATGAGGTAAAAGTAAAGCATCTTCTGTCTGAATCGTTTTACTTTACGGCCGATAAATCCGGAGAAGTGATCGACAAAAGCCTTAAAGACTACAAGCGAAAGAAATATATCGAATATTGTTTACATTATAAAGGGAGGTAATTGCCTCCCTTTTATTTGTTATTGATTTTGCACCGTATTCTGTTCAGGAATCTGTTCCTGATTTGCTGCTATCTGATCCGATTTATTCTTTATGTCTTCCAATATTGCATCCGCATTCGGGAAATTACCAAACGTAAGTAATTGTTCCTTATCCAAAATTCCCATTTTGTACATATCCAAGTATAAACTGTTCATCAACTGTTTGTATTGAGGCGTTGTTGTTCCTTCGCTGATGATAAGATCAAACGTAACGTCTTTGGTGAGGTTGGGTAGATATTTCTTTATACCACCATATCTTGCTCCGGCTACATTAACGATTCTCTCGTCAGTGTAATATTGATTTATGTTTGATACTTTTTTTATCATCGCTTCTTTCAGAAAATTTCCAAACGTACTAAGAATGTCCACAAGCGTATTGCTTGCATTCTGCACTTGTTGTGCATACAATGAGGCTGCCGTACCGCTTGCCGGGTTCTTTCCCTGCAATGCGCCTGTTACTCCCGTAACATCATCAAACATCCCCATCTCGAGTTTCAATAATTCGGATATATTGAAATTGGATACATTTGTCGATAATTGCTGCGGTAGTTCAATCCCTTGTCTGGCATTATACACGATTATACCGTTGATCTTTGCATATTGTTCGGCAATGTCATTTATATCCATCATGTTGTCTTTTAATAACTGTTGTGGCACCATCAATAGTCCTTTGCCGAGTGTTTTGCCATCATGATGTAGAGTGTGATCAACTCGTTGATGAACTTCTGCTGATCTATGGAATCTTCTACAAGAGAGTGTGGCTTACCGTCGATAAACGGATATATCTTCATGGTATATGGGTGCTCCTTGTGGTCAAACGGCGTTTCTCCTTCTTGCAGTATATCCCCCAGCGGTGTTATAAACCTGTAATACCAATAGTCGTCTATGAACCACTCTGCTTCGATAAATGGTATATCGTCCTTTTCTATACCTTCTTGCAGCCCTACTTTAAATCTTGCTTCATTTTCTTGTCTTATGAATCCGATTTCATTTTCTTCTATTTTGTAATATTCTCCCGTTAGATAATCATGGCAACGATATCTTGGTTTTTGTTCCTTTGTCCATACTTCGATTACTCGGCACATGGTCATGTCAAGCGGCGTGAAAAAGTCTCCTCTTTCGTAATTATGCGAGTATATGTTTTGGTAGTGAGAGTTTAAATAATTAATGTCTCGCGCCTCTTTATATATTTCGGTAAGCTTGTAATAGTCTTCTTTGTTCTTTGCAAACGTTCCGGTCAATTCGTTGAACGTCATGTCGTGTATCTGACCTATAATGCTGCAATCCCAATGCCTTACGTCCTGCATTACGCCGTCAAAGAAGATATATTCCGGATTGACTATGTCCGACCACGTGTCCTTTCTGTTTCGTCTCCATCCCCAACTTTCTTTTAAGAATACCATTCCCGAAATGAGAAACTCTTCAAACAGTCGCATTTCCAATTCATTCATTCTGTTGGCTTCTCTGTTTGCCTGAAGCGTGACAGTCATCATTTCCGCTGCGATTTGCTCTTCTCTGTCAATGGCTATTGCGGTGAAATCGGTGTCCCCGTTTCTGTAAACCCCCATGACGGAACGTACCAT